ATATTACTGCTTTCATTTCTTTCCCTTTCTACTTTTACTGTTTGAACGTGCGACCATATTTCCTCATATTCATCCCACGCTACCATTAATTTTTTAAGAAGACCTCTCGGCATAGTGCCTTTTCCGTTTTGATACCGTTTCCCCAACAGGAATCTTTTGTACTGAACCATTGGGGAAGACCTCTTCATCGACTTGTATCTAATCTTGTTTGTCTTCATCCTTCATGTTTTTAACAATGTCGAGGAACTCCTCTTTAGATAGTTTCCTCATCTCTACGTTCACCTTGGGTTTAAACATAACTAAGATGAACAATAGAAGTATCAGTATGTTTTGAATTGTGTCGGTCATTTGAAAAACTCCAATGTATCTTTGTTCAGTTTTATTATTCTTTCTTCTTGCTCATCGGCATGCTGAAGGACTTCTTTCAAAAACCTATTCACAATGTCAATGCTGACATCTAAAAGTTCTTCTTTTGTGCCTTCGATTTTTATTGCATCAAATATTGTTATCTTCATATGATTATCGTTCCCCCTTTCAGTTCTCTTCTCTTTTTGCGTTTGGCTCTTTCGATGCCTTTCTTTAAATCCCTTATCTTCTGTTTAGATTTAGGATTTGTTGTCTCCAACTGTCGGTACATCTCGTCTATTTTCTCTTGTAGATCCAATTTAAACCCCCTTAAAATAAAGGTACATTCCATATTTCTTCCTTGAATCGTTTTTCCTGTTCTTGGAAGTAATACTCATCTATTTCATATCCAACATAATCGAAGCCTAACTTTTCACAAGCAATTCGTGAAGAGCCACTTCCAACATGAGTATCAAGGATTTTATCACCCTCATGTGCGTAGTTCTTCAATATCCATTCATATAATTCAATAGGCTTTTGTGTTGGATGGAAGCGGTGCGGTTGTCCTACCGCAGAAAACGAGAACATCTTTGCGTTTGAATTAAACGATGTCCATGCGTACTCACACATAGCCATCGAGAAATTCTCCGGCACATTAGTTTTGCGCCATATCAGAAAACATCTTGTAGGTGGTAAACAGAAATAGTTGCCACCCCATATGATCTGATTACGTGAGATGCGAAACAGTTCATCAAAGTATTCCTGTTTAGGCGCAACATCCCACGAAATAATTTTTTTGGCTTCGTGCTCCTTCCATTTGGGGAAGACCCATTGTCCGTTCCGTTTGGAGTTTGCTCCTTGATAGTGAACCTTGACTGTAATGTTTGCCGTGGAATCCCCCTCTGCTGATCCGTTTGATGCTTGTATCGGTCGAATCGTTGACCGAACCTGTTCCAGTATTTGAGTTCCCCCCCCCCGCGTTGTTACGAGGCTGGTTATCCTCACGATACTTTGCAAATCTTCCTTGGCATCCGCCACCTTCGCCCAATCCCGAACCATATGGCGGATCGACAATCGCAAGATCGAAGTGATTATCTTCGAATTGCTTCATGGCTTCCAAACAATCCATGTTGTAAACAATAGTACTCAAAACAGACTCCTTTGGATTGTGCAATTATTTATCATTTTGTTTTTCGCTTCTTCGTAAAATGTTTTATCAAGTTCAAATCCATATGATGACCTGTTAAGTTCCATACAGGCTCTTAACGTACTTCCACTTCCACAACATGGATCGATCACAACATCATACTCATCTGTAAATATTTCGATCAGTTGTTTTAATAGCCGAACAGGTTTCTGCGTTGGATGAATTTTGGGAATGTCTTTCCCATCTCTTTCCCATTTGAACCAATTAAATATCATTCTTCCGTTGTTGTTGAATTTTGGCAGTTTATCCCTATACAAAACCAACGCAGTCTCTGTCGCACCGACAATTTTCATATTTGCTTTTAACACCTGCGGAGAATAATTTTTGATAAAGAACAACGGATATGAATGAGCGAATCCATACTTTGCCCCATATTCTGCCAACATATCCAATTGGTTATATGCACAAAACACGATCATTGCAGGTGCTTTTCCACTTTCCTTCGGTTCTTTTACTAGCATCTTTGAGCAAAAGTGCATATATTCAGGTATTTTGAAATAACCATCGGTATTGAAAAAAGTACTTCCGGCAAATTTGCTTTCGCCATATGAATTGTCACCATTTACATACCATTGAGGATTACTGCCATACGCATTTACGCCCAAGTTATATGGAATATCAGCAATCACCAACTGCGCTTTTGGAATACCGTATTTTTTGTAATTTTGGAAATTATCTCTATATATTTCCGTTTTTATTTCTCTTTCTCCCATCAAAGAAATCTCTCCGTTTCTCGTTTTAGATATGCCCACATTCCTCGTCCAGAGTACCCATACTTCATACCCACTTGTGTATATGTCATACCTCTTACAAACTTATCCGTCAGCATGAACCAAAGTTCCTTTGGTATTTTTTTCTTGGCTCTTTCTACGTTTACCAAAGCCGTCTCGTATCTTTTAAGTTCAGCTTCCTTCTCGTTGTATCTATCTTCTTGTTTGAGCCAATTTAGAGCCTTTACAGAGGGATTTCCATGTATCATGATTGAGTCATAGCTTACCCCTCTAACACCGCACAGATCGTAAAGAATGACCTCTAATTCGTCTTTAGCCTTTTGGTAGCGAAGTATATTATCGTTGTAGTTAGCTAGATCGGTTGTGAAGGTTTTGTAGTCCATCTGTTTTTCACCTCAACAAAATAATGAGTTTTACTTTTCTTCCTTCTCCCCACAGGTTTTAATCTCATCATGACATCGCAATCATTAACTTCCTTGGCGGTGCAGTTAACACCCATATCGTATAAATCAGGGAGATAAGGAAACGGATCGAACATGGTAATGGTTTGGTCATACTTCCTATGAACCAACATCAATTTGAGATATTCAAGTCCTGTGGGATCTTTGTCCTCGGTTTTGGGTTTAGCCTTGATTCTGTTATAGGTTTTCTTTCTAGGCTTCTCTCCAACTTTAATGGCCTTATATTTTCTTCTGAGCCAAAAGTCTGAATGAGGATCGCCATTTGAAGGTCTGCCGGCATTTGTTACTGTCACGACTGAACATTTCAGTTTTTCGGCAAGTTCATTTGCCGTTCCCCTCATGACTTCGTTGCCTTCTTTGTCTAGCAATTGATAGACATTAATGTATGCCCCACCACGCATTCAAAATCTCCTTGACTCGTTTCAATTTTTCCTTTGTGAATATCTCTTCGATGGTAACCTTCATGATATATGCGATCATTACTATCGCCATAAGTACCATAATCACGGCTAAACATCCCATCAGAAATTCAAACGCTACCTTAAATACCTTCATCCATTCGCCCCCTTAACCTAACTAGTTTGTAATCGATCTGCTGATTTAATTCTTTATCACTTATTGAGTGCATCAGTTTAAGTTGTTCCAACATCACATAGACATCTGCCATCTCATCCCTTATAAGGTTCCTTGCGTTCAGCTGGTCAGTCGGTTTCACGGCTCTTAACCATTTAGAGATGGCTTGTATCAGTTCCCCGCATTCCTCTTGTGCTACTGAATGTTGAGTGAACTCGCCATAGTAATCGATGGCTTCCTTGAGGATTTTATTTCGTGAATCGTTTGTCATAGTCCAACCACTTCCTTTTCAATGTCTTCAGCATATCTATCTGATGTGACAGCTTTAATGTTTCGTCTCGGTCATCATCCTCAAACAATTGATATTCCAACTCATTCTCCATCATGTTGATTAACTGATCTATGAAGCTAAACGGTACGCAAGGCTCAATCACGGCTCAATATCCCTTCTATCCACGGTAAATCCCAATCGGATGGTGGGTCTTGAAGTACCATGAATAAATCTACAAAAGAACAATGGTAAACCGTTTCGTTATATGCCGGTCTATTCACTTCACAACTGAAGGGGCATTCTTTGCAATTGTTCTGTGCTTCGCAGAACTCCTTAATCTTCCGCAAGGTTTCAAGAATCTCAATCATTTATCAATCTCCCACCATACGTGTGCCGAATCCCTAATCGCTTAGCATATCTTTTTACAGTGGCAACACCAACTCCCACATTCCTGGCAATCCTCACAAAGGACTTATCTGTATATATCTCTTGCATAAGTTTCTCTTTCTGCTCTTTAGACAATACCAACATCGTTAAACATCCCTTCTAATTGATCCATAGGATTCCCCATCATTTCATCGAAAGCATACTTGCTTTCTAATTGCCGGATGTATCTGTCTATATCCTGTCTCGTGGCTTGGTACTCACCACCATCGACCATCTTTAGATTCTTTTGGTATTCGTTTATATCGTGTTTCTGTTGTAAGTAGTGAAGAGCAACGGCATCCTCACTCTCCCACAGGCTCTTGGTTTTTACTTTCTTCTTGAACATTTTCCCTTTCTATGGCAGACATCTTTACCATCTGCCTTATCTCTATGAACTTGTCCACCCACACATCTACTGACTCGCCAGGAAGGACATATCTGTCTGTTATAGCTATTGCGAGTAAGTCTCTTTGATTAACTGTCAGCATTCCGTTTCCCCTATCTGTTCCTGTTCTCGTTTGTAGTCTCGGATTATCTGTCTTACGATGTCCGCTCTCTTATGGTAACTAGGTGAAGCGAACACCCCTGCTGCACAATATCTTTTTGTGAGCCATGCAATAGGGATCGCTTCGACTGTCGGTTCGTTCTCGATATCATGCAAAAGCTGATTCAGAACATAGTCCTTCATATGGTAGTCATCGCATAGCGGACGATATACTTTTTCTATGAACTCTTTAAAAGTGTCAGTTTCAATCAATCTCATCTTTTCTTTTGCCCTCTCTGTTTAGCCAGGTCTTGAAACCGTTGTGTCCTGTGTAGCAGAATCCTCTTGCCGGACAGCAAATACAACATTCCATATCCGCTAACTTTTCGATGTCTTCCATGCCTCTACAGAAGTATTCAGCCATCTCGTCTACAGACATAGACTTTATCTTTTCATAATTGGTCATTATGCACCTCTCAGAAAAACGGAAGATCGTTGCTCTCGATCACAGTATTAGGATTGCCGAACTTCCCTGTCTCATCCTTGTTGTTCACGTTATATTTGAAGATGGTCATTCCTACTTTTCCCTTGTAGCAAGTCAGTCTCCACTCGACAGGAGTGATGGACTCCGTTCCTTCCAGAGGTTCTGTATCTTTAGGGAAGAACAGATTCACATATGCTTTATCGTTCTCGTCCTTGTAGTTCTTGGCGGTGGTGTACCAACCATATTTACCCTTGTTGATAAACATCAGTATCTTTCGTACTCCTCTCTATACTTTCCGTATTTCTTTTTGAATGCTTCAGGATTCGTCATGATCTCGCACGATGGAAGACATCTTCTGATGAGCCATTCGTCACGCTTCTCGATAGGTTTCTTCATCTCTTTTAAGTAGAGGTTATACATCTCCTCATCTTCCGTGACGATCCGTCTTCGACCCTTGTTCTCAAACCTGGCTTTAACTGTCTTGTATGCATCCATGATCTGTTTAGGTCTTGGTGCGACATATGGCTTATCGGATGTGTCTTCGTATTCGTAAAAGGCTTTGATGAGAAGAACCTTGTCATACTTTAAGAACCCTCTGTCTTGCCATAGCTTCATCACGCTATCCCTGTGCGATTCACCTTGTATCTGTGTCTTCCACATCGTGATGTAGATGTTCATGCACTCTTGTAACTCAATTAGTGTCATAGAAGATCTCGTCTCCTTTCTTTGCCTGTGTTGAATAGGCTCTTGCTCTTTCCTGTTTGCGTAAGAGCCAATTCGTTAAAAACCTCTTGCCCTGTTTCTTGCGGTTCTTTGGATTGGCTTCCGTCCATGCGATAGCGCTACGGATTTCCTGTTCGACATCAACCGCCGGAAACTGTTCTTGGTAATGAGAAACATCTTCGGTATAGATTTTGTAAAATTGATTATTTAGTAAAGGTAATTCTGCAAATACTTCTTTTTCTTCCGCATCGATATCGTTAGATGTCGGTGCAAAGGTATTATTCTTATCTATACTAGTCTTATCTAATCTATTCTTATCTAATCTATGGAGCAGATTGTTTCCATTTTGTTTCCATTCTGTTTCCGAAATGTTTCCATTCTGTTTCCATGTGTAGGATCTGTTGTCTTTTATGTCCAACATGGCAAGTTCTTCTTGGTATGCCGTAGGCTTTCTGCGGTCTGCCTTGATGATGTTGTTCATGAGCCATCCTTTGATGACCGCCACACCGCTTGGGAACGTAAGAATAAATGCTTTGTCTATAAGGATCTGCAAGTCATCCATCTTTGCTCCTATCAGCCTAGTTATCATCTTTGGATTGTTCACGAATCCATCATCGTCAGCGTTCATGTTCAAGTGAACATAGAGTGCCTGTGCTGATAAAGGCATATCCAGGAACGCATCACTTTCGATGATTTTGTTTGTGAACATCCGTTTCTCTGCCATCAGTAATTGTGACCCCCTAGCAATCCAATTCCTAACTGTTCTGTGTAATACGCTTCATCTTCGTTTTTAAGGCTCTCAGAAGCCTTTTCAGCGAGGTTTTTATTCTCTTTGAGTAATTGTTCATCCTCACCCTTTTTCTTTATATGGATGGTATTTTCAATGATTCTGTGTTCTCTTGCTCTGATGCGGTTTATCTCTTTCTGTTCAAGCCAATACTCACGAAGATTGCCTTTGCCCTTGACAGGCTTATCTTTGATGTCCCAACCTTCCTGTCTCAACTCAAGAACTCTCTGTGCCAAACATACGGAATTTGTCATATCAAGGAAGTCAAATTTTGTAAGATGTCTGCCATCCAATAAGGCTTCCATTAAGATTTCAGTTGTTGTCTTCATTTTGTACTCCCACGAGCCAATCAATCGAAACATTGAAGTAGCAAGCCATATCGACTACGTTGCAGAGCGTGAGTCTTTTTCCGCACAGCATATCGGAAATTGCCGATTCGCTCATGTTCAAGTCTTTGGCGATCTCTCTGTGTGTTTTCCTTGACTCTTTGATAAGCGTTCTTAATTTATCGCTGATGGTTTTATTCCATCTGACATCTGCGTAGTTCATTTCCACAAGTCCTTTCTTGTCACTCCGTAATCTTTTTCCTCTGCATATTTCCGTACCTTGCAGCGTTCCTCACTCCATCCGTCATAATGTAGCTTGAGATGGTTCTTCATTAGGATGTTGAACTCATCCCATGTGTACCTCTTTGTTCCATTGACCAGTATCGGCTGATGATCGTGAACCCATCGGTGTTCGTCATTAGTGAGGGCAACGATGTTCCACTCATATCCGCATCCGCTGGCACTACGATAGACAACGTGATGGAAGTCGGTATTCCAAGGAGCCAGGAACACCCCTGTGATGCTCCTGTTTCCCTGTCTGTCCAAAACCTTGCATTTGGTTTCATAACTTATTTCTTTTGCTTTAGTTAGTTTGCTTTTTGCCATATTTTTTGAAGTTGATGTACTTCTTTAGATCAACTGTTCCGATCTCTTCTGCCTTGTTGAGGTTCAAGCCTTTCAAGATTCGTTCCTGTTCGTCCTTGTCATATAAGGAACGGAATTCATCAGCGAGATCCTTCAAGCCTTTGTCTTCCAATCCATCCCATAAGTTTTGACCTTTAGGTGCGGTGGCTTCTAGTTTCTTGTCATCGTCACAAGCAAGAGATAAAGCAAGTAACGTGGTGTACCTTCTTGCGTAGGTAAGAGCCGATCCATATTGCTGAGCCGTGTTCATTCCCTTCATCTCCGGCACTACCACTTCCGCACCTCTGATCCATTCCTTTAACTCTGAATCGTAGTAAAAGACATACTCTCTTCCGTCTTCCGTTCCTGTTTTCATCTTTGGGATTTGGAATCCCTGTTGAGCGATATCGCCTAAACTAGCGTAGTTATAGCCGTAGGCTTTCGATTTATTAGCAACGATGTCTGCCATTACTTTTTCTCCTTGTAACTCACATGAGCCTTAACTTTTGCATTCTTCACAAAGTAGTCATAAGCATTGACCCTTGAGACTTCTCCGTTTGAATCAACGATGTCGAACCACGTTTCCTTCATTCGTTTTGTATCGACTCTAGGTGAATTGTGTTCTTCGATAAAGTCCATGTCGAAGTATTCAGTAGACCACTTCTTGATGCCGTTCTGCTCCATGGCTTTTCTAACCTGGAACTTGAATGTGTCGAACCATTCGACAGCGGATTTGTATTCCTCTAGCTTGTCAAAGATGACTTCCGGCACATATCCGCCTTCAAGCATTTCTTTTGTGACTAACTCGTTCATGCGCCAAACCCCAATGTCATTAATGTGAGAAGCATGAGCATTCCGCCCATTGCCATAGCTACTAATTTTTCTGTCATTTCTTCCCTTTCATAGCACCCACCCTCACAGGCATCCACCACCATGAACCATATGTAATCATGAAAGAGTTAAGCCAATAGTGTTAGGAGTTTTATTATGAGATTGAAAGGAGGTATTTAAGGTGATGGACACCTGTCAAGGTGAGTGCGATATAATTAAGTTGTAAGTTTAAAAAAGCCGTCCTTTCTGGACGGCAACTTTTTATGTAACTTGTGAATTTCGCATAATTATTCAGCCTAGTGAATAATTTGTATGTTATGCCGTTTTTTTGATGTTCACAAGGTACTCGTTGCCATCGCAGAATACTGTCAGAGGTTCTCCACCTATTTCGCATAACTTCGTCATCTCAGGCAATGTCCACGGTTGCTTCCCTGTCTCTCGATAGTGAAGTGTGGTGTTGCTGATGCCCAGGAGACGAGCCATCTGTAGGTGGGTCATGTTCAGTTTCTTTCTTATTTCTTTCGGTGTCAGTTCATCACTTCCTTTCATTTTCGTGTTTTTTCCACTCCTTCATAGTATCACATATTCAACAGATTGAACAGATAAATTTTTAGGAAAGTTTATATAAAATTAGTCATATTTTTTATTTGTTGACACCATAAATACTACTGTAGTAGTATGTAGGCAGAAAGGAGAAAAATGATAATAAATAAAAAAAGCACCGACCATTTCGCACATGATCGATGCCGATTGTAGGATTGATAGACCACTACTTTATTCTATTATCACATAACTAAGATGACCAAACAACTTGAAAGCCTGTTAAGGAAACTGAAGATGGAAGACATCGCCCTGGCGAAGCGGATCATCGAAGAGCGTGAGTATGAACTATGGGAACCGATGTGGTGGACTCACGAGATGGACGAATGGCTCTATGTCCTCTATTACGATGACGGCAAAACACACCTAACACATAAAGGAAAAGAAGCCTATGAGCAATACTGTGATGATGAAAGAATCTATTTAATAATGAGAAAGACAAAGCACCTCTTCCCTTTGTGGGAAGTAGTCTTGGAAAGGAGTGTGAATGGCGAAAACCCAATACGACATAAACTACATGAAAGAGAATTGCCGGGCTTACCGCTTGCAACTTCATAAGGAGCATGACAAAGACATCATTGCCCTACTTGAGCAGCAGAAGAATGTAAATGGATTCCTCAAGGAACTACTAAGAGAATATATAAAAAAAGAAGCGGAGTGATCCGCTTTTCTTTGTGCTAGATAACTAGCGTTATTACATAATTATTATAACAAAAAAGAGGTGACCGAAGTCACCCCTGGGAGAAAATCAACAAGCCATATGAACTTGTCGATTCTCAATAAAAAAAGCAGAGTGATATGGCTCTGCTTACTGGCTAAAGAAAGCAATGTCTCTACTCACTACTCTCCTTCACTTAATTATACTATTAGAATTTTCTTTCTAAATCATCGATACGATGATTCGCTACTTTGATTTGCTCTTCAATGACAGGAATCTTCTCGGCAAAGTTGTTGTGCTTCTCAACGCTTTTGGTGAGTGCATTCAATTTTGTTTCGATGATCGCAACTGTCTTTGAATTCTGCATCCAAACACCTAACAAGGTTAAAGATGATGTTATTAGTGCTACGATTACGGCATCGCTCATTTAGACCACCTCTCTGCGATATTTTCAATATTCTTCATATCGCTCTTCATATTCTCATTTTCGCTCTCTAAAGCCTTTATTTTGGCTCTAGTAGTGTTTAAAAAATCTTCTAACTGTTTCACGAAATCCGTCTGTTCACTTGGAAGATAGTTAACTGTAATGTTCGCACACCACCTATCCTTTGCGATTTCGTACCATGTATATCCATCAGCTTCTTTTTGATCTAAAACATTGTAGAAACCAATTTGAACGTGACCGACAACTTCTGCTGCAAGGCTCGGTGCGGTTCTTATCCTTAACTGTTCATCCGTGGTTTCAATTTGTGGCACGTTCTCGTTCCGTTCAACAGTTTCGACAGGGCTATAAGGATAATGGAGAAACCCTAGAAGGTTGCTCTTCTTTTCAAACTTCTTCACCCTAAACGAGTTAGGATCTCCGTTGGAATACTCGGAAACCATCACCTCTGTCTCAAAGAATTGGACATGACCATACTCACCATCAAAGACAGCAACATCTCCGGCAACAGGCTTGTAGTTTAAATCCGTGATAGGAATCCACGGATCTCTATATTCTTTCAGCCATTCTTTAGCATTCGTGTAAGAGCCTGTTTGCGTTGCCCTGTCCCAATATTCAATTGGGCTGAACCCACACTCCAAAACTCTGTAAAAAACGTACCACACGCATTGATAAACGCTCTGTATGTCCCACTTGTATGGTTCTAAACCGTAGGGAACAGGCTCTGTTCTTGGTTTAAACATCAGCCTATCCCCTTTTCGTTCTGCACGTTGATTTGAACATCTTCGTATTTGACATACTTTAATGTTTTCATTGTCTTAATTTTCTCGATGATGTCTTTCGCCAAATCAATCGCCCACACTATAAGTATTGTGAAGACCTCAACTGTGGTGATGAAATCACTTGAGATCGTCACATCCTTCGTCAATTGCAACGTAAGTGCGAACAGATTTAATGTGTAGCAGAACACGAAAATACATAAACCGATGATAAAGGCTTTTAAGATACCAAAGAAGAATTTCTTGGCATCAAACTCAGTAGTGAACGTGCCAATCAATGTGCCAAGAACGATGTTGATCGCACTTAGAGAACCGACAACGATCAGCATCAATACTACTGTTTCAAGGTTCTCTTGGAGTGCTTCACTAATTAATTTAAGAATTGTTTCCATACTCACCCCATCCGTAGACTCCAGGTTCCCATACGTTGGCATCAACTTCCGAAATCCAATGTTTTCCGTTGTGCGAAACCTTTTCACCTTTAGCGTAAGCATCGTGTGCTCCTGTCGGCTGAACCCATTCTGGGTATTCTTCGTGAGGGTCTTGCTTGTGGCATTTAACGTACAAGCTTATTGCGACATCAGGCGGATAGATCGCTGACGATGTATGCTCTTGCAATACCTTATACAACACTCCGTTATAGCGGATTCGGAAGCCTTCTTCATACATCCTATTTACTTCCCAAGACGGAAATACATCCGCATGCTGTTCTGCCGTCTCATCATCCAAACTAGTAGCCATCTGTTCAATGAATGACCTCATTCGTCTAGCTTCATCAATTAACCCCATCATTCACCCCCAAGTAAAATATTTACCGCTTTTAAGGAATCCGGACTCTTTACAGACCTACCCAACAGTAAAGATACGGCTTCATTTGCTGTTGAATCGGTTTCGGCAACTTCAATCGGAGTAGAATCAACTTTAAACCTAAAGTTACAAGTGCCTAAGACCCCCCCATCAATGATAGTAACCTCACCGAATAAGATTTGTGCTTTCTCTGTTAATTCACTCGGAACATCGAAGTAAACGGAGTTACCATCGATAACCCCATTTACTTGTGTTGTACCTACTGTTACAGTAACAGTTCCGCTCGGTGTAAATACTTCCTCACCGCTAAATAAGTTGAAATAGATCCTTCGTGCTTCGTCAAACTGAGAGACAAAGACCATCGGCAAGACTCTGTTCGGAATCGTGTTCAAATTGTAGTAATTTGTGATCATTGCGGACTCCTTTCAACGTGTAACTGAATCTTATTTGAGTAGTTCGTGCCATCACTATCGGTAAAGCCGATTTTCGCATCGAAGAAGCCAGCTTCCTTAGAGATATCGCTATTGCACTCGCACTCCAATACATCTCCATTGTGGTATAAAGGTGCTTCGCCATTTTCCGTAACTAAAGTAGCAGACATGATAGACTCCTCAGATGAGGTAGCTAATTCATAGTTGAGAAGTACACCACTCATGGCATTCTTGAAAGCAGCACCGTCTGTATATGCAGTATTCTTTGCATATATGAAACAGCTTGTGTTGTCAGCAGAATAGTACAAAGCTACAGACATATTATTCTTTTCTGTCATAGCAGATACTCCTGTAACAGTACCACCATTTTCATATGTAGCCACTTCAAAATTAACAGATGGCTGACGTTTATAAGGGATATCAGATGTAACATCACAAGAGAATATACCCTGTCCTACTTCACCTCTATGTCTCCAGTTTAATGTACCTAAATCAATAACACCAATTCTAGTAATAGCCTTGCTCTCTGTTAATTCATCATATACACTTCCTGCACTCTTCATGCCATTAGGGAAGTAGGTTAAAGTTGGAAGATCAGAGGTTTTTTCTGTATAGGCCTCGTATTCTCCATTTCTTGCCAGATTACTGATGTTTAAACAAATATTATTGTTATAAACATCCACTCCACTCTGTGTAGCAAATTTGAAATAACAGCAATTAGAAGGTGTCTTAAATACTCTTCCGCCAACAGGAATTGAACCTGTTCCATTGTAATCATTAGAACCAATATAATTCATACCTGCATCATAGAAACGAGTTTTTAATGTTGATGGAGTTGGATTCATCATGAAGTAGTCTGTCTCTGGCAAGACTGGTATGAAATTTCTGGAACAGAACATATCATTTGTGTATTCATGTGCCCCAGTTGTGACATTTATATTTCCTAGTTGCCACTCTTCATCCCATTGATTAAACCCTACTGTCTTTATCCCTGTTCCGTTAAAACTTAATAACGAACCGCTATTATAGGAATAATAAGACAATGGGAATAATGAGGTGAACTCATCAGCGGATGTGATGGAATCAAGACCCATTTTGGTAAGATCGAAGACTTCATCCGTACCGCCTGTGACGGATAAGCTCTGTCCTGTACCGTTTACTAATGAATAAGTACCACCGACTTTAGTAATAAATTTGTGACCGCTTGTGAGCGTGACGGAAGATGTATTCGTATCGACTAACTGATTCCATGCCAAGCTATTCCCATATAATGCTTTAACCTTTGCATTCCCATCTAATGTAGTCGGACTTTCTCTATAGGTAAAGGATTCTTCTTGTCTTAACCCATCAGGATATCTTATGTCTGCGACTATAGGAGAGGTAGCGGGAGTACCTGTGTTTGTTGGCAACAGTTCTTCTGTACCGCCTGCTGAGACAGGGAAGGATGTAAAGACAGGATCACTTATATTGGATAAATCGTAGACCTCGCCTTGATTATGCAAGGTGAATTGGAATTTTCTTGAAGAAGTATCACCCTGAGAACAACTTAACTGTTGCAGGTCTAGGGGATTGGGTGTCATGTTGACATAGATGCTATTGTTCATAATTTTTCTCCTTGATCAATGAAAGAAAATTATTTTTGTTGCCGTAAAGTCTAAGAATCTGCGAAGGACAGTTCACATTATTGTTGAAATCTCTATGGAAGTAGATGACATTTTTGGTGAGGTTGAATCTACATAAGAGTTCTTCGATTAAGTCGATGGCTTTGGACTGCCCTTGCAGATACAGACGATTATTAGGGTTGGAACAGATTTCAATAGAGATGCAATGCAGGTTGCCGAAATCATATCCGCCCCCGGTGTTCCATACGCTCCAATCTAAAGGCATCACTTGACGGACTTCGGTGTGATCGACGATAAAGTGTGTACCTTGTGAGGTGCTGTTATTTATCATCCATTCCTCAAGTTCGGCTGCGGATGCCTTTTGGTTGTTTGTGTTATGAATTACGATTCCTTTGACTTCCATATTGGGCAAGCCGTACTGTTTCCACTTTGATTCAGGAATCATTTCTTTACCTTGCCCAGATTGAGCTTAGATGTAAGAGATGTTCTGACTTTCCCCATCGTTACGTTCACCGAATGGATGACATCATCATTTTCGTTAATATTAAAACTCAATCCTGTAATAACGCTGCTGTACAGTTTATCTTTGTAGTAGAAATCTACAGGCTGTCCTAATTTCAGCGTGTCAATGTCGAACAGTTTTCCATCCAAACCAAGCGTGAAAGTTATCTTGTGGTTGTACATCGAATTGGATAGATTCTGTGCTTTCAGAGTAGCCATGTCATCATCCGATGAAATGGCTTTTACCCTGTAACGGTCATAGCCGACAAACTTCTGCAATTCCGCTTCTGTTGAACTTGCATTGAATGTTTTTAATGACCCGTCTGTCTGCATACCGACATACGCTCTCACCGATGTTCCTGCACTGTTGTAGATGATTAACACAGTAGATTCTGCTTCTTCGATGTTCACTGCCACGTTTTGGATGTTCTCAACATTGTCAGACAGTTTGAGCGTTTCAAAGTCTTTGATATATGTCGGAATCATTTCAAAGTAATGGCTTACTGACGGAGAGGTTGGATATCTCTTCCCCACCTTTAAAGATGTTCTTACATAGATACCAAAATCATCGAACAGAGATAAGAGATAGTCTTCAAGGTTTGATATAGAAACCGAATCCTTTTTCGGAAGCCTTACGTTGAATACTCTGCTCTCATTAAGATTCATGATTTGATTGTAGGAAGAGAAGAAAGGATATAGTTTCCTCTGCTGTAAAGGGTTGGTATCACCTAACCCATTATCAGTATTTCTGTTCCTTGCCCAATCCATATAGTTTGTCGCACCATACATGACGGAATACAGAGTCAGATTGATGCTGTTCATCAGACTTGTGTTCACATGGAATAAAAAGTCATCATCATAAATACTCATCGGTTCACGGCAAGTCAGAGTATTCCCTTCGATGCTTTGGATCACTCCTAAAAATACCGGTCTTCCTTTAGGGTTGAATAAAACAACAGGCATATTTGCTTGGTAAACCGAAGGAACGTTCTTCAGAACGATCGTGGAAGTTGATTTCTGCATCGTATCTTCTTTGATACCCGCTGAAATAACTTCCGAATAGAAATCATCCTGCAACGAGGAATACATATACTCTCCGTATTTGATCCCCATGCACTTGTAGCCTGTTGTAGCGTTCAACGATGTTTCTTTGATGAAATTCGCTGTCAGCGTTTCTGTTGATGCTGCACTGTATTCAAATTCCGCATCGGTCGATACTATATTTCCGTTAGAGTCTGTCCAGTTGATAAACGAATACCCTGCATCAGGAATAGCAACGAGTCTTGCATAGTTATATCCCGATGTAATGCTTCTGCTTCCTGCATAAACTTGTTTAACGAAATCCTCATGCAAAGTATGACAGTAAGCTGAACCGCCTTGTGTTGCTTCTATTGTTAAAAGATACAAAGGGATTATCGAAGAAGACCTTCTGATAAAAACTTCATCTACTGTGTCATACACTCCATAAGCAGATTCTAATGTACTGTAACAAGGCACGAAATCGTGAATCAGCGTTCCGTCTTCGTAAATCTTGAACCCATGTAAAGTACACGATCCGCTTGATGATGGACTCCCTGCGTTGTTCATACATCCTATATACATTGGCTGTGTGCCGGTAAACGCAGTAGTGTTTCCTTCAATGGAAACCACATAGGCATTAGCACTGACCACCTCGATTTGATAGGACTCTGAATGCACATGAACGAATCCCAGCAAGTCCATTAAATGGTCTGTTAAAGATATTCTCGCACTACGATAGCCAAAGTAGCTTGTTGCACTCTGCGATGTGTACAGATTGTACTGTCCTGCCGATGTTGTCGAATTGGTGTTCCTCGCTCCGAAGACATAGCCACCATTCGGCAAACCGCTGAATAAGGCATCTATGGTGTATTCGCTTGATGGAGTAACCCCTGTGTTAATGTATGCACCATAAGACAAAGACAAACCCGAAACCGCTATATATTCACTTGGCAACATATTACACGCTCCTGTATATCGGCTGATACTTTATTTCAACACTCGTGATACTTCCGCTCTCATACCCTATTTCTAGTTCGGAAATGCCCCTTGCCAACTTTACGAACGTAACGTAAATAGAACCATTAGAGATAGACAAATCTTGGTAGCTTAGAGGATTCGGCAACACCGATCCACCTTGCTGAAGGATTACGTTCTGCTCTCCATCGTTAGAATTCAAATAGAGCGAATTAAAAGCCGTTGTATCGTCGAATTTCGCTTCGCCATATAATTCCTCATCTTGTGATAAAAGGATGTAAGGGTTCGTTAAATTGCCTTGTATGGTTATCTCAAAACCGCAAGGGAAATCGCCCAGGTTCTCTATGTTGTATGTATTAGCTGTGCCTGTGATTGTCTGTTCTGTGCCTTTCCATAATGAAAGACCTTGGAACGTAATAGGGCAAGTCAGAATGTGATCAAGTTTCGTTTCGGTTTTCTGTATAGAAGAAACTACACAGTCCAAAGAGAAATTGCCAACACCGGGAACTGTGTAAATCAATGTTAAAGGCTCATGAGATGTGAACCTAACAAATTGATTGTACTTTTCATATCTATCGTCATTGATGGAATCGTAGAACAGAACATCACCGCTTGCGACAGGAAAGTTTTCTGTTACCCCAACGATCCGCTGAGTGTTTCCATAGCGTGCGACATTTAATTGTCTTTGAAGACCTAAGCCTTGCGGATCACATAAAAAGGACTTGAAGTCCTTGTCTGTGAAATACCATGTATTATTGTCGGAGTTATATAAGGTAAATTCTCTGATCATACCATTCTCCCCAAATTCTCGTTAACTTGTTCCGTGATGATGTCTGCCCAGGATCTGACAGTAGACTCGGTGATAAGTGAACTTGTATTGATCGAGAAGCTGTTATTCACAGTTACTGTTCCCGACATCATTCCACCACTTGAAAAGCCACCACTTTGGAACGTACCTGGATAATATGAGTTGTAATTACCCATCATCCAATTGCCAAGACCACCAGTTCTGATTGAAGCGACATCACTTGCAATCTCATGAATGATGTCTCTGACACCTTGAATGATTGTGATGAAACCTTCCCATAAGCCAGGCAAGATGCCTGAATCATCTAGGATCGTTCCCAAGTCTGTCATGATCTGAGTAACATCTTGCACCATCTGACCGACATCTGAATAGAATGACTTCATAGAATCGCTTGTGAGCCACTCTGCGACTCCCTGTGCGGTCGAAATGAAGTTGTCCTTATTATCAATTACCCATTTCAAAACATCGTCTATAAAAGGCTGTAAGGTCGGCATTATCTGCTGAATGAAACCTATTTCCAACTCAGATACTACTTCGCCAACAGCTTCTTTCACATCATCGAAGTAGGATGCGACATGGAACAATTGCCCTGCATCTGTGTTTGCTAAGGCTTCATTCATCCCACCGATCGAGGATGAGATAACATCGTTTATTACGGCAACTCTCTGTGCTTCTGTGCCGTATTCCATGATTTTTTGCTGTGCTTTGTCAAAGCCGTAGCCTAAACGAGTCAAGCCGGAATAGTCGCCATTAGCAAGAGCCTTACCCAATGTGGTCGCAAGGTTTCTAACCGACTCGTCTGTCGCATCGACTCCATACTGTTGTGCAGCCATATCGACTAAAGAATCCGTCAGACCTTCGATTGCTTCGGAACTTTCGACATAGGTTGCTAATTCCTGATAAGCAGAAGTAATGGCTTTGGAAGAGATAACACCCTGTCTTTCCTTCTGCTTTGCTAATGCTTTAAGAGAAGCTATCTCTTCATCAGATGCATCAGCCGTATTTTTAAGGTTTGATTCGAACTGTTTCTCATAGACTTCAAGTTCTCTGTAACCTTCTGCCCATTCGTTCAGTTCCCCGGCAAACTCTTTTGCTGCGGATGCCATCGCTTTGATGCCGTCAACAATGAAGTCAGCAACTACATTGGCTTTAACGATGTCACCGAAATTTAAAGCACCATCAGATGCTTCCTTGAATGACTCTCCTACTTCTTTGTTTGCATTAGCAAGGTCTTCGGTTTTCTGTGCTGTGTCTTCCTGTTGCTTTTTGTAATCTTCTAGCTTTTTGGTAGTAGCTTCAATATCACGCTCCAGAGCACGATAGTCTTTCTGTTGCTCTTCGGTTTTGTTGGTGATCTTGTCGGCTTCTTCTTTCGCCTTATTTAACTGTCTTAATTTTTCGCTTGTTTTTTCAATCGCATCAGTAAGCAAACTCTGCTTCTGAGCCATCAGAACAGTATTGTTTGCATCATTCTTTAATAAGTTATCAACGATCCGCAATTCTTTAGCGGTCGAATTAAGCGATTTGTTTATCTGAGAGAATGACTGTGCGACACCACTTGTATTAACATCTAAATCTATTGTTATGCCATGCACTCTTTGTGATGCCATTGAAAAACCCCCTTATAGAAAAGGGGAAGCCTTTCGGCTATCCCCTATACTTGTTCGTAGACCTCTGTGAAGAATCCGTTGAACGCTGTTGTGTTTTCGGTTGTCTTCGTCAGAGAGACCTGAACCTTTTCATCGGTCGGTCTTGGTGAAGCCGTGATCGTCAATGTTTTGTCATTGGTTGCCATCGATGCTTCTTTTGTGTTTGCTTCAATATTCGGTCTTGTAGCTGTGCAGTAGTAGAACCACATTCTTGTTGGGTTCTCGTTGCCCTGGATCTCAAAACCTAAAGCAAAGTTCGCAAATGTTGTGTCTGCTTTCTCGATCAACGCACCATTGGTGTCTTCTGTATAACCCATGATGTCCTTTTTGAAGTCATCCGTCAGTTTGGTCATGACAAGATCGCCTTCATAGCCTTGGTTTACGGCAGAACCGAACCATAAAACATCATCCGCATACTTTTCGAAGGATTCACCCCTCGGAGATAACGCAATGGAGACACCGCCAGCACCTTCATCTGCGAATTTCTTGGGAGTGCCGTAAGTGATCGTTCCACCGCTTTCGGTGATTTTGGAATAGACAACATTTTTGAAACCGAATAATACTTTATCCATGTTGTGTCCTTTCAGTTTAAGTAGTAACGAATCTGATACATCCGTTCTTCATCAATATAGAATTCTTCTTTGTCAAAAGGCATTTCGTTTTCAGTAAAAAGGCTCTCAAGAGCATTTTCAAGTTCTACATCTTTGTAATCCGTAGCAAGTTCGACTATATAGTTGTTGCCTTTGAACCACGTTACATTTTCGGCTTTCAAAGTATATGGATCATCGTTTCGATAGACGATAAAAGGCGGTGTTACTTTGCCGTCTGAATTCTGTTCAAAGTGGTCATATGCGACAGGAATGCCTATCGATTTTAAAATCGTATTCAATTGTTTTTCTGTCATCTTCCACCCCCTTCAATGATCTTCGGTATATTCTTCAAAAGTCTTGATGTTGTCAGTTCTTCGACAGGCTTGATGTGTTCGAATGCCCTGGTTCTCTTTCCGTCTCTTGTTAAGTGACCCTTTTCCAACAAATGAGTAAGACGATAATGTCTTTTGTTTCTGATCACTACATGATAGTAGTTCAGACCGGCATCTTCCAAAATATCCCATGAGCGAGCGTATTTCTTCCATTGCCGTCTTCTCATCGGTTTAGCTGTGCCACCGCTCGACATTGCCGGATAAACAGAACCATGTAACATCTCCACACCTACTTCGGCTGTGTCTCTTACTTCGTCTACGATCGCATTGACTGTTTCTTCAGCATACGATCGAAACAGATTTTCCATATCTTTGCCGAAGGAATCAGGAGTCGAATGGATTCCCGAACCCTTCAGTCTGTGATAGTTCTTTCTGTTTGACGGAGCACCGATATGGCTAGCCATTTACACCTGTTTTCTGTCCTATGACAAGAACCATGTCGAACTTGCCTTTTGGGATTGTACGAATAACGGAATACCTCACCCCTTTATACTCGACTTCTTCCTGTCCGTCATAATTTAACGCTCGGATCTGAAGTTCCGCATTAGGTCTGATGCCCACCGCCATTGCGTTGTAGAACTCTCTTGTTCCGACTACATTTGGTTTAGCCGGAATCGGTCTTTTGACCTCTTTTTTGACCTCGTTGCCGATATCATCCTGTTCGATCGTTGTTTTTATCAGATATAACTCGTCGGTGTATTCCATGCTATTCCTCCAGGTATTCCTGATAGTGTCTCAACTGATCCTTCTGCAAAGCGTAAGCATTCGCACTTAACTCACGATATTCATAAGTGTCCATCATGGATAAGACAAAACTAACTAAAGCAGAATAGATCAGAGGATCGGTTTCAACGATCTTGCTCTGAACGATACCCGCCATTTCAAGATCTTTCTTTCCTGCATCGATGAACATGGTTAACTGTGTATCGAAATAGTCATGAGCAATGCCCAAAATCAGCTTAATATCGTTCAGCATTTTTCTTACTTCCTTTTCCTTTTGACTACTTTGGATTCATCTTGAACCGCTTTTGTTTCAGGTTCAACAGCACCCATACGTTGTAATCTTTCATACTCTTGTTGAGTTACTTCGACTTCACCTGACAAGCAATTCACCCTGATTGGTCTTGTAATTTTTACTTTCATTTTGTTCCTTTGTACGCATTGTAGAAATTTCGATCAACAACGTAGTGACCGACATGACCACATTGAACGGATGGATCGCAGACAATCTTATATCCCAGCTTTCTCGCTCTCCAACAGAAGGACAGATCCTCGCCTACACCATTGATAGGTGCAAACATATTGCC